ATGAGTGCGGTGGAGAATGCAATCAGGGCAACTTCCGGAGCAGCGAACGCAGCACGCAGGTCTCCCGCCTTGCCAGCCGCCTCTCCCATGATCGAGCCAAGGGCGGTCATGTTATTTGCGGATGCGCGAATCGCACCAGCAAACCCGGAGGTCTCATAGACCGTTGCGGCATCCTGCACACCGTACGCCAGGTTCATCACTGCATATCGAGCATTGGCCGCACCAGTGACAATTTTCTGCTCGGTGACCTGCTTGATTCGGTCGCCAAAACCGTCGTAGGCACGACCGGCAACCTCGAACATCTCCTTATTGCCAGTGGCGAACGCGCGGCCCATTACTGCCGCAGCCTTCTTCTGCTCCTTTTCCAGTGCCTTTACTGGATCGCCGAACTGCTGGCTGATCTGCTGCTCGAACCGGACCATGTTCTCAAGGCGGGCAGCTTCTCTGGCAAACGTCCCCTTACTTGGATCGGTGGGGTCGCGCAGTGTCTCGCGCAGTCGCTCGGCCTGCACGAGACGGCGGTCCATTGTCATCTTTCGCTCGGCTTCCTGGGCGGTCCTAACACGCGCCGCTGCGGTGGCGGCGTCAGCCGCTTTCGTCGCCTCTGCGCCATCCCTTGCCGCCTGAATGTTAGCCCGGGCCTCGGCATCGATGTCGTCCATGTTTTTGTCATGGACCGATTGATTTATTGAGACCCGCATATCGCGTGCCATCTTGTGCAGTTCGACGGCGAGCTCGTATTCGCCATTGAGGTTCGCACGACGCTCTGCAGCCACAATTGTTTGTAGCCGTAGATCCATGCGGTGCAGTTCTTGCAACGCATCCATCTCGGCACCCTTGACGCCGAGGATACTGCCCCTTTGCAGCATCGGCGAATATGGACTCGTCGTTGGCAAGCCCTCAAGGACACCCTTGTAGCCGCGAGTCATCTCTACCAGCCGACTGGAAAACTCGTCAATCTGCGTTTGCAGCAGCTTCTTGCTGTCAGCCGCCACCATCGCCTCATTCTCAGCCCCAAGCTGCTTTCTGATTCGCGCAGCCGACTCCACGATTAACCGTTCACGCTTCTGCTCCTCGGTTTCTATCAGGCCCAGATACACCCTGTAGAATGCTATCGAGTCCTCGGTGCGGGCTTCTGCAAAAGCCTTTTCGGCCATCAATAATGCCGCGTCGGCATCCTGCTTGCGCTCAAGTGCCTTCTCATACGCATCGGCATCGCGGGAATAGCCCGAGTTCCGCATCGTCTCCATCTTCATGAAGTCGCTGCGAGAAAACGGTTGCTGCAAGAACTTTGCTTCGAGCTCCGCCTGCGCGCCGAGCATCTCCGTCTGGACCTGCTTGATCCGCTCGACCTGCGCCGCAGCCTCATCCACTACCACATTTTTCTTGTATCGTCCGCGCGCACCCTCCGTCATCTCCTTCATGATGCCTTGGAAGAAGTGCGAGAACTGCCTGAGCGACTGTTCTGCCGCACTTGTATCCGCACCAAACCGTACCGCTAATGCTGCCAGTGATTCGTCAGCCATTGGCCAGTCCCGAGCCTTTCAGCCACAGCATGATGTTGTGTTGGATTTCGGCGGGTGCCTGCTGCCGAGGGGCGACTGTTCGATCTGGCGTGATGCCAATGCCAAACCCACGGGGAAGTGCCCACTGCGGTTCCGGCATCCTGGGTGACTGCCACATCATGTCGGCGAGCAACTGAGTCTGTGCCCAGTCATCGCCCCAAGGCTGAACGGAATATGCGGCCCGCCATTCGGCGAACTCGTGCATATCCATCTCCGACTGAAGTTGGCGCACCGTACGACCGAGAGTCCTGGCCAAGAAGAACCAGAACAATCGGTCGGGGTGCTTCCTCAGTTTCCCTCGAGCGTGACCTGATCGTTGACGCCCAGTTTGTTGTGGTTGAACGCCGCCATGAACAGCCGGTCCAGGAGCGGTCGCTGCCACTGCATGAGTGCCGGAACATCTGCGAGAGTGAAGATGGACGTGCCGGATTCGTCCACCAAGCAGAGTGCCACGAGAGTCGCCCTTGAACTGGCTGCCGACTTGTAGTCGTTGGCCATCAGGGCCTTCATGTACTCGTCGTTCTCGGCACCCGTCAGCACTCGAAGCCAGACAGTTCCGGCCCCCAGGTCCGTGCAGGAGACCGAAACAAGGGGGCGAACGGAACCGGCCTTCATCAGATCGTCGCGGAGACTCATGCTTGCACTCGAAGAGGATGTTACGCGGCGGCGGTCACGGTGATCGCGCCCGTCCACTTGATGGTGCAAGTAGCGGTCATGATTCCGTTGATGTCCACCGTGGGATTGTACGCCGTCATGAATCCAGAGCCAGTCAGCGTAGCCGCCGTGGTTGCTCCAGCAGCCATTGGGAACGTGATGGTGATGGATTCCGCCGCCTCAGTGATTGGAGGCGTCTTGGACGAATCGAACTGGATCGTAACCGAGAGTTCGCCCGAATTGTAGAGAACCTCTGGCCGAAACGTGCGAGCCGTGGTAGTCGAGGAATTGGTGGTTTCCAGCGCAGCCCTCTGCAAAGACATGGGGCTGACATTGGTGATCCACGCGAAGAACCCAGTCTCCCAGGTGATGGCAACTCCGTGACCCTGCTGGGGCGCGGCGGTGGGGGGCATGTTTCTGCTCCTACTCTAGAATCTCAGGATCACGAAGTCGCGACAATCGCTCCTTCAGACGACGAATCACCTCTGACTGAATCTCGCCGCTCTTGGCGAGAACCGCCCTTCTCAGGACATGCTTGCCTTCGACGTAGTTGCCCCATCGACCACGGTGGCCTCGTTCGAGCAGGTGGACGTATCGGGCCGGGGTCTGTCGCTTCGGTTTCTTCTTGCCCTCAAAGGCACCGGCCTTAAAAGCCTTCTGCACGCTCTTCTGCGCCGTCGCTGGTACGCGAAACCCGCTGACCCTGCGCTTCACCCCGACGAGGACATACACATTCCGCTTTTTGTAGCTGCTGCGCTTCATGCCCCATGAAGACTTCAGCATGCCTGACCAGACTGGAGTCGCATCCTTATCCTTGGACAGATACTTCTGGAGGATTGCCGCACCACCGTACAGGGCATACCTCAACGCATATCTGGCCGAACGGTAGTTGAACTCTTGAATCTCCTTGACTACGGCGTCGGAGCCAACAACATCCACGGAAATCTGTGGAATCGGCATCACGTCACCTCGTGCATGATGCGATAGATGTGCGAGGTCGTCACGGAGATCAGGCTCAGTTCTTCGGCAGCAGCCTCCTCGACCACTCCACCAGTGTTGGACGCCATGAATCCAAGAGAGACTGCCGTGCGCTTGGCGAGCTCGTCCGAGACTGTCTGGGCGTAAGTCAGCATCTGCCGCTCTTCTTCGTGGTCCTGAGTGTAACTGCGAGACTTGCGGATTAGTTCAACGCCAACATCAACCTGGTACTCCTGCCACTGGGCCGAAGTTTTCTGCCGCGTTACGCTGCGGAGGAACACAATGGCATATGTGTCATCCTCGATCTCTTGCAGCAGCCTCTGTGGACGCAGCGACTTGATGACACGCAGGCTCGGAATTGCCAAAGTGCCATCGGCCACCATTGCCCGAATGGCAGTTTCCACGCCATCAAGTGCGACCAGAGACGGGACCGACATCAGCGAGCCACCTTTGTCATCACACGAATCACCGTGCCATCGGGTCCGCTTTCACGCCAAGGCTTTTCGCCCTGCTGTTCCGACACTACCCGATACACACGGTTCCTCCACAGGACTTCATCACCTCGCATCGGCACGACCTGCTTGCCATTCAGGACGAGGTCCGTTGCGAGGATCAGAAAGTCCGTGGTCTCATAGGCAATCACCATCCCGCCTTGGTCGTACTGACTCGCCATCGAACGACCCACTGTCGCCGTGACTGTGACAGTTGCACCGAGGCGTTGGTAGACAACGGACTGACTCGCACCCGATTTCTGGATGCGAGCCAGTGCTGTCTCTGCCCGTGAGAGTAAGTCACTCATTAGCGGTCCAGAATCTCGACGTTGCACACGTCCAGGCGGCACGAGTCGCTGGCCGAGGCAACGGACCATTGGGCACTGACCGCCAGCGTGAGGGCTGCGGTCGTATCAACTGCGGTGCTGGCAAGCAGGAAAGGCTTCGTTGTCACCGTTCCAGCCACGCCATTGGCAACCATGCCGGTCGCAACCAGAGTCCCCGAGGACCCCGAGGTGCGAACGACGATTTCGGCCTCGACGTAGAAGATGTCGCCGTTGGTTGCATCCACCGCGCCAGTCGTCGCGATGACCGTGCTGCCCAGCTTCAGCTTGACGGTCAACGTGTCGGTCGAGTTCGTCGCCGTCGCCGTCCCCTGAGCCCGCACGCGAATGATGTCGCCAGCATTCAGTGAAGACGCAGGAATCGTCAGCGTCGAGTTGTCGAAGTTGGTCTCGGTCGTGCTGTTGGTGACAGCAGCACTCGCCGCAGTCGCCACCAACGCCACCGAATTGCCGCTCGGGGCATTGATCATCACATCGACGGTCGTGTCGCCCGACGCAGCAGCAATCACTGCCACACTGAGGTAGGTTCCAGTCCCTGCGGTGGTGGCCTGAGAGTTCAGCGAATCCCAGAAGCACCGCTGGCCGACCGCAATCGCGCCAGCAGGCTTGTCGAACCGGAAGACGCCTTCCGTGGTGATCGCACCGAGTTCGTTGGCGGCGATGTCCGTCTTGACAATGCCAACCAGCCCTCGCTGCACGATGACGGCACCAGCGGTTTGCGCAGTGCCTGGGGTGTAGTCAATCGCACACCCCTCTTGACGATAAGTCACAGCCATGAATCAACTCCTGTGTGTGAGAGGGAAGTGTGGGTTACGCCGCGCCCTTGGACTTGACGCCGCCGAACGGCTCGGCCTGATCGCATCCAAAGTCGTGGTAGCCACGGAACTGAATGCCCAACGTCGAGAAGTCGGCCTCGCTGCTCTCGACGGTCGGGGCCTGCTGTCCGTTGAGGAACGACACAACGATGGTCGGATACTGCGTCGGTTCACGCAGCAGATACCACGCAGTCGCCGAGTAGCCGGTGAACGCCGAATCCGACAACCACGCACAGACCACCGGACGGTAGCGGTTGACGTAGATGTTGGTGTCCGGGACCACGGAATTGCCGCCCACCAAGTTGCTGCCGGTGTAGAGCCGCAGGGCGACAGCTTCCAGTTCGGGAGGGACGAGCAAAATCGACGGATTCCCACCGAGCCGCTTCGCCCCATCAGCCGCAGGGCTCTTCATTGTTCGGAACGCGGCAACACCCAAGCCAAGGCCGACTCCATCGTCGCCGAGGTTCGTTGTGCCGCCCGAGATGTAGTTGCCGCGACCAGTGGTGAAGAACGACGCATTGTCCAGGAACTCGGTCCAGAACACGTCGTTCATCTTCTGGGCAGCCCCTGCACCGAGGCGAGTCCGCAGGTCATCGAACGCCCCGAGGTCATCGTTGATGATGTCCGTGCGGGTCAGCGAGAACATCTTGCCGTAGGTCTCGGCCCGCGTGGCGTAGGATTCCTGCGAGACGGTTCCATGCGGAATCTCTCCCGTTGGCCCGATCTTCTCGTACGCCATGTTGTCGAGCAGTCGATAGCGAGTGACCGTCTTGAAGTCGCGGACAGTCTTGACGCCAGCGATCTGCCGCCAAGTCTGGTCCTCTTCGGTGTACCCGTCGAGCAACTCCTTGTTGGCGACGTTGCTGAGCAGGTTGCTGACCGACACGCCCAGCGTCGAGAAACCGTTTCCGGCCTGAATCGAAACCTTAACGGCGTTCATCACCTGAGCAAAGTTGCCAGCGTGAATGCGGTCGCCGGGGCGAACCACCATCCCGCCGTCGCCAGCCGCCATCAGCAGCAACTGTTGCAGGCCGAGATTGCGGTAGTTCTTGTGAGCCGCCTCAAGCACATCCTCCTTGAACTTCTTCTCGAGACGAGGAAGCCCGGCACTCATGCACAGAGCGGCCTCGATCACGTCGGGGCGCACGTCCTTGTTGGAGACATGAATCGCCGGACCCTTGGGGGCAGCAGCACGCACCATGGCCAGTTCAGCCTGAGAGGTCGCACGGATGGCAGCCGCCTGGAACTTCGCGTCGGCCCATCGCTCCTTGATCGCCTTGGCCTTGAGGGCCACCAGTTCCTTCTTGCCAGCCTGAACCATCTTGCGATAGTCAGGGCCAGCCTCTTCCTCGTACTGGGCGACGGCAGACTCGTATTCGGCCAGGACATCCTCGTAGGACGCCTTGATCGCGTCGATGTCGAAGGCCGCAGCCTTCACATCCCTCTCGTCTCCACCCACCGCTTCGAGCTCCTCAGCGTACTTCGCCTC